CATTATATACATGAGTTTTTTCGTTTCAGCTTTTGACTATTTCAGTAGTGAGGCGGCCGCCCTTCCGTGATGGACAGGCGGCCGTCAACATGTAAAAAAGCCCGGTAGAGACACGCTCTGCCGGGCCTTGCTGTTGCTGTGGGATAAGCCCCCGAAAGCCGTCATAAAAATCGAATTTGGGGTGTCCGTCCGCCCCGCAGACCTACATGAATAGCGAGTTTTGCTCGTCTCATAAATAAGACGAGCAAACTTTGTTGGTCACTTCTTCAGGAGCTTGTCGAGGTCTTCGACGATCATGTCCTTGATCTGCTTATTGAGAGTCTCGGAAGGGCCGATGAAGGTTCGCTTGGGGATCTCGGTCTTGTGTCCACGGCCGGCGCGTCCGCCGTCGTTATGCACGGCGGCGTAGGGCACCTTGTTGACGATGGTCACTTGTCCGTTACTGACGATCTTCTCGTTCGATCGGGAGAGGTGTCGGCGGGAGCTGAGCAGCGGGCCGTAGGACGAGGCGGCAGTGGTCTTGCCGGCTTTCGTCATGCGGGGGTTGTTCTGCCGCTTGGTGCGCTTCCAAGCTACGCGTACCTTGTTCAAGAAGCCACCCTTGCGGAAGTTCTCATTGAAGAGGTTGACGGCCATCACACCGGCCTTGCGCGGCCACTTATCGGACACCAGCTTGTCGATGTCTCCACGAACAGCCGCCAGTTTGTGGAAAAATTGCTTGTCGGTCATGATTTATGCGCTGTTTGAATGCCGTTTGATCGGTGTTTGAATAGTTGAGTTACCTTTGTGGCGATACCCTTACGGGGGGATCGAGCTCGGGGCGGCTTTTGGATTATTCCGAAGGCTGCTCTGATTGTTTCCAGAGGAGCCTTAAACCATCATCGCCTCTGACCCATACCTCTTTTATGTCCTGCTTGTTGAAAAAGACGCGCTCTTTTATTCGTTGTTTCATCCAACCATCCGACACCCCGCAATCTTCAATTACAAGCCGATTCGACTGCTCCAACCCCCTGTTCATCATATTGCTAAAGGTTCTTTTGTTCTTCGGGCTTTTCTTTTTCGTCTCGTCGAATCCCTCATGTTCATACCAGTAATCTCCAACACGGAAGTCCGGGCATTTGCCCTCGAAAGTCGTCCCTTCCAGACTACCATAAATTGCTTGATAGTTCGGATCCTTCACTGTACTCCCGTCAAACTTCGGGGTAATAACAGATGAGCGTCCTTCTCGGGCGAACGCCTTGCAAGCATCAAGGATCTTCGTATAGTCCGACTTATCCGTTTCCACATTTGCATATCGTTCGACAGTATGACCGTTGTATTCAAAGACGACCTCCTTGTTATTAGCGTAGGCGTTTTGAAAAGACTCTTTTGCTGCCTTGCAGTTGTAGCAGTCTTTCTCCGTGCGTGGCTCCTTGAGTAAGTGCCGGAAAGGGCATGTCTCACATGATCCGGGGAAGTAAGGACTATTGTCAGAGAAGATGCGCTTGGTCTTGCCGGGGTTCTCCTCGAGGCCGGGAGAGGGAGGGGGAGCCTTCCGAATCACTTCGTCAGAGAGGGGCGTCACGGGGTCGTCTGTCTGTTCGAGGGAGCACTGGCAGCCCCAGTGGTCGCCGGGATGATGCGCTGCCCAAAAGGCATCGTCCACGGGGCGCACCATGCCCCAGAAGCTATTATGCACTACATCCGGGGTGACGGCCGTACTCTCCACCCAGCGCAGATTGGGCATGATGTCTCGATCCGCTTCATAGGTCTCCCATTCGGACGCTAAGTGGGCTCGAGAGAGCGCCATGTCGTACTCCGTGCGGAGCCACTGCCGGACGTGGTGATCGGCAATAGGTTCTACATCCTTACGGAACTGGTCGAAAGACTTCAGGTTGCCCTCCTTGTCAATCATCTGGGCCGCCATATCACGACTCATGCGGTGGGCGCGGAAGGCGGAGAAAACCTCATTGTTATTCTTGAATTGACGCGCTAAAGTCCTCTGCTCTTCTTTGTAAACAGATTGCTTGACGGCATGGTTGTAAGTGCGTAGGAAGCCGCCATAGAGCGCTGGATCGGGCTCACGCCGGGGATCAACCTTCTTATCGTAGAGATCGCGCAGTGCCTGCTCGAGGCACTTCTCCATGTCGATAGGCAGTTCGTTCTCGCCCTTTGGTTTGGCCAGCGCGCATGCCGGGCAGGGATGCGCGGCATTGGTATGCGCATGGCCGTAGTATTGCCTATCGATCAGAAGTCGGAAAGAAACGGGTCGCCCCCACCGCGGGGGGCTTGCCCGAAAAAACGGGTGAGCGTCCGCATCATCTTCTCCTCGTCGGCGTCAGTCGGCCCGTCGGGTACGGGTGCATACGTCCGGCGGCCGTTGATCTTCACGCCATACTTCTCCTCGAAGTAGCTGGCATCCACATCGAAATTATTCAGCAGCATGTTCTCGATGGCCGTCATCTGTTCCGGCGTGTAGTCCTCCTCGTAGTCCCATTCGAAGGACGCCCCTTTGAGGGGGAAGCCGTGAGCTACCATGCGGGGGATGAGCTGGCCGTTGACCATGTCGCGCAGGCCATCGGCAATCTCCTCGATCAGGTTCTTGAGCACTTCCAGATGTACCTCCGACTGTGAGAGGCTGCTGCCGTTGTCGATGGTCATTGTTTGGTAGAGCAGGATCTTGGAGAGCTCGGAGTTGGCCCGATCTACACGCCGGTCATAGATATTGAAGGCGTCGGTGCGCTGGTTCTCCTTCAAGTCGATGTCCGTCCCTTCTTCGAATACACCCCAAAACTTCGCTCCCATGTTCTGCATCATGTGGGAGATCTTCTTCAGTGTCGATGGGTCGCGCGAGGTGGTCTTTGCAATACGCATGGGCATACCGAAAACCTCGCCGAAGGTGTCCCAAAAGGCGAGCATGTTCTTCTTGGGGATGGTGTGCGGAGCCGCCTTGAGGTAAAGCCCGAGGTCGTACGGCCCGCCGCACTCAATGAGCCAGTTGGAGAAAGGCGGGCGACGATACTCGATGCCCTTACGCCAGTCGTCCCCCTGCTCAGCAACGACACGGCCGTATTCCGGAATGACGTGTCGGCGGGGGATGAGCAGGACACTGTCGTAGGCTGGCATACCGCCCTCGGTGAAGACGACGTCGCCTAACTGGATGAGCGTATGGCCCCAGTAGCGGGCAGAGAAATAGAGGTCGACGAGTGTCTTGAACCAAGTGCGATCGAAGATGCGGCGTGCCTCCTCGTCCTCCTTCTCACCGAACATGATCTTGAAGCTGCGTGCCTTGACGAAGCCGTTGATCTGTCCGATGGCGCCAGAGAGGTGGCCGTCGACCTCGACGTCGCGGTAGACATTGTAGAGGCGAAGGCGGGAGGGATTCTCCACATCGAGCGCCTGCTGCCAGCCGGAGCGCCACGAGTCGATCTCTTGCCGGGTGAGCGATTCGGCCTGTCGTTGTACTTCGGCTATGACGGCCTTCACTCGCCGGGCGTCGGCCTTCTTGGCGAGGTCGAAGCGGCCGTAGGGGGTGTCTGCGGTGGTCAGCTCGGAAGCTGTCCGCCGCCTGAAAAAGTCGGTGATGTTCATTGTCGGGAGTTGTTGGGGATTACCAGATATAGTTGCTGTGCTGCTCGGAGCCCCATTTGAGGTTATAGGGCTGGGGATCGCTGTTGGGGTCGTTCGGGGTGTCGAGATCGGGGACGATCTTGCCACTCTGCACGCCTTGGAGCCACTCGATGGCACGGCGATAGCGGATCTCGCGAACCTCGTAGCCCATCTTCTGCGGGAGCCACGAGGCCAGATGGTAAAGGGTGATGTCGCAGAGGAACATCACGATCTGCATGTTGCGCTGCTCACCGCGTCGGGCGAAGATGCGTTCGACGTCGTAGCGGGGCCGGAGGTAGCCGGCCATCTCTTCACGGGCCATCTCCTCGGCGCGCCGGCGGTTCTCCTCATCCGATTGCTGAATGAGGTCGAAAGCACGCTGGCCGATCATCACTTGATAGTCGAGATTGTTCAAAAACATGGAGCTAAAAACGAAAAGTGAAAAACGAGAAACCCTACCGGCTGGAGGGCCGTGGGAGAGCTACGTGGAGGGCATGGGCTTCGATGTTGGCTGCCGTGATGCCGCGATGGAAGTATCCACGGCGGATGAGCAGCGTGAGCTCTTGCTTGGAGAGGGTCACAAGGCGGCCGCCTACGTTAATCACGAGGTATTTGCGGCCGTATCGGCGGGCTTGCCGGTTGGCCTTATGAACGGCCAGCCGAAAGCGCAGGCCGAGAAGAAGTTTCTTGATCATGTCAGTTGTTGGTTGGTTGTTTAATAGGGTTACCACGCCCCTTTGGGGGCGGGGCGTTCGCCGAAGATGGGTTCAAAGCGCTCCTCACGGGAGGCCTTCTGAAGTTTGTAGATCGCGCCTTCGTCGGCATCCGGCGCGTCGTCATGCGCCCGGCTGCCGCGGGCCAGCGAGAGGGTCTGATCGATGCCCGTCTTCATGTCTGTGTCGTTGCGTTTGGCCTCATTGTAGTAGACCAGTCCGCGCTCCCAGAGGGGAGAGACGGCCTCGATACGTTGCAGCTTGTCGGGCTTTTTCCGACGGTCGGGCATGATAGGCAGCTGGTAGCCGCGCAGGTCGCCTTCGCGGGCAAACTCATCGAGGATAATGTCCTGCATGAAGTTGGCCTCCATGAAGTACGACACAGCGACATCCTCCGGTAGCGATTCGTGGAAGTCGTAGAGCCATCGCACCATGCCCGCCACGGTGTCTTGCCGGACGTAGCAGTCGATCAGATGGAGTTCGCGGCCCGTCTTGCCCCATACACGGGCGGCTTTGTAGTCGTTCGCTGTTGTTGATTTGAAGGAAGGGTCGATGTAGCAGATGATCTGGTCGTACTTCCGTAAGGGAAGGATCTTCTTGTAGCGGATCCATTGCCACTTGAAGATGCCGCCCTCGGCAACGGGGTTGTGCATCATCTCGCGTTGCCACGAGGCATAGCCCACAAAGTCGGCATAGGCTTCGGCCTCGGCCTTCGTCCATTTGTCAGCCCAGACAGGGGATCCGTTGCTGTCGACGGCGTAGACCTTGGAGACCTTCACGCTGGGTATATCGGCGATGTTCTTCAGCACCATGTGCTTGGCGAAGCCATTACCGACCATAAGGAAGCGGCCACGGCCGACATCCAAGGCGCCGAAGAGCGCCTGCTTGACCCAGTCTGTGGCTTGCCGGATACGCTCTTCATTGTGGCTCATCTCGTCGCCCTCGCGAGGTCGTCGATGACGATGTAGTCCGGGCGTTGCTCCTGCTTCTTGAGTCCACGGGGCGACTGGGCGTCTACGGACGCCAGCGAAGTTTGGCCAGATACCTGTGTGGAGGGAGTGCGTACCCGGCAAGGTTTGCAGCTCGGCGTTCCGGGCCCGCAATGGATCTCCCCACCGCCGCGCACCATGAGGTTGATGGGGATGAAGATGGCGGGATGCGCCCCGCGGCGAAGTATGGCCGGGGACGCCTGCGGGCGCCTGCGAAGTTTGCTTGGTACCCGTAAGGCCTGTACCCGGCCAAACTTCGCCGGCGGCCGCAGCCGCCCACGGAAGGCGGCATTGTGGAAGGGGGCGCCATGTGTACGATGCCCGTCACGATGCCCGTGGCGGGGTCTGTGCGGCGCATGTAGTGCGGAAAGTAGTACTCTTGAGAAGGCCGGGTAGTTCGCCAACAGGCGGCGGATACGGGCGTCTCGCTGGGCGCGTGTCTCCCTCTCTGCTTCGGGGGGCGTCTACGGACGCCTGCGAGTATGGCCGATGGCGTCTGCGGACGCCGGCGAAGTTTGGCCGGGTACCCGGCTGTAGGGGCGTATCGCATACGCCCTCTTAGGCGGACCCGAAGGGGCCGAATGTGGAACATGTATTCGCCACCGATGGTGGCGCTCGGGGGCGTATGCGATACGCCCCTACCCTGCCGGCAGGAGAGGCCTCCCAGGTACCCGGCAAGAGCTTCCCAGCCTCAGCAGAGGCCGCCTCCCTCGTACCCCACCCCAAAAAAGTGTGCACTCCGTGCATACATCTCTGCACTCGGTGCACACTTCTCTGCACTCGGTGCACACTTTCTTGTTTGCCCCCTTGCGGCACCCACACCTTTGCCGCCGAACAACGAACCAACGAACAACTAACAATGAACAACTAACAACTAACAACTAACAACTAACAACGAACAACTAAACAGACCAACGGGCCATCAGGCCCCAACACCTAAACAAACCAACAACCAACGGGGCTTTAGCCCCCAACAACCAACAACAAACATCAGTATGGACAAAGATTTAGAGATTAAGACCGTCGGGCAGACGAAGCTCGACAACGCGATGCACGTGACCTATCACACTGAGATGCACGGCATCCTGAAATCGGCCGACCAAGCCAAGACCGGTATCCCGGCCGAGATCATGACCGACTACAACGGCGGCATCACCGAAGAGACCGAACTCAATCGCGAGGCCCAGGCCGACGCCCTGACGGCGGAGCTCGTGAAGGCCGACACGGCCCGCGACCGCGCCGTGCAGTACTTCTTCGCCTCCGTCCGCGCCGCCCGACTCTCGCCCGACGAGGCGGTACAGAAAGCCGCCGCCGCACTCATGCCCACCGTTAGCGTCTACAGCGGCGCCCCCACCGAGGCGGCTGCCCGCGAGACGGCCCTCATCTCCGGCCTCGTGGTCGATCTGAAGAAGGCGGAGCTCACGGCCCACCTCACCACGCTTCACCTCGCCGACCTGCCGGCCAAACTCGAGGCCCTCAACAAGGCCTTCTCCGACTTGGCCACCAAGCGCTCAGACGGACGCGCGGCCACGAAGCTGCCGCTGGCCTCCAAAGTCCGCCCGCGGACCGACGCCGCCTACGAGCGCATCCTCTTCACCCTCCGCTCCAACTACCTCTTCGGCTCCACGCCCATCGAGAAGCCGGCCATCGAGGCCCTCGCCGCCCGCCTCAACCAGCGCGCCGCCGAATTGGACGCCGCCTGGAAGCAGTCCACCGCCCAGAAGAAGCGCGCGCCCCGCAAGCCGTCCGTTCCCAAGGAGCCGAAGCAGCCGAAGGAACCCAAAGACCCCAAGCAGCCCAAGGATCCCAAGAAGCCGGACAGCGGTAAACCCAAGCAGCCCGACCAGCCGAAGGATCCGAAGAAACCGGGCGGCGGCTCCGGCGAACAGCCCCAGCCGGGCGGCGAGAAACCGAAGAAGCCGGGCGGCGACGGCAATCCGGACATCACCCTGCCGGAGGAATAAATGTTTATGTGTTGGGGCCTAACGGCCCGTTGAGGCGTGTACCCGTGTAGGGGCGGCCTCTGCCGAGGCAGGGAAGTTTGGCCGGGTACCCGTGTAGGGGCGAATTGCATTCGCCCTATTAGACGGCCCCCAATGGGGCCGAATAAATATGTCCGGGTGCCCGTCCCTGTCGGGACGTCTGGAGGGCGAATGCAATTCGCCCCTACACAGACGCCGTGAAATGACCCTCGCCGCAGGCCTAAATCCTGTTTTTGGCGTAAAATGACCCTCGCCGCAGGCCCCAAATTGATTTTTAGCCCCAAATGAGGGTCGCCGCAGGCCTAAATTCTGTTTTTGGCGTGAAATGACCCTCGCCGCAGGCTCCAAATCGATTTTTAGCCCAAAATGACCCTCGCCGCGGGCTTAAATTCTGTTTTTAGCCCGAAAAGACCCTCGCCGCAAGGCACTGTAAGGCGCGGCGAGAGTAGATAGACTTCGATTATTCTCTGTTTTTCATTTGTGTTATTGTTTCTGGGGCACCCTCTCCGCCTTCGCGTAGCCTCCGCACCCTCGGAAAGGCGAGGTAGGCGTCGGTGGGTGCCCCTCTTTTTGGGGGTGCTGCGAGTGCGAGGCCGCGGCCACTGGCGAAACAGAGTCGGGCGATTCGGAACCCCTGACGGAAGTGAAGGAGGAGGCTCTGACAGAGATGAAGGAGGAGGCCACCCACGAAACAGGGCCGGGCGACTCTGAGCCGCCTGCGGAGGCAAAGGAGGAAGCCTCGGAGGAGGCTCCGGCCGCACCGATGTACGACTACGAGGTGCTCCCCCGCAACCGGGATGGGGCTACGGAGGAGCAGATCGCGATGGCGAAGAAGGTGCTTGATCAAAACGCGGACATCCCGGCCGTCTACATCGTGGGCGGGCTCTACCTCTCTGAGGAATGGCGCGCCGACAGATTGTCCGAGAACGGAGAACACAAAGTAACCGTCCGCCGTATCATCAAAGAGAAAGGTTCTTAATCAATTAGTGGGGCCTCTCAGAGGCCGCACGACAGGTGAATACTTCGTTCTGTTCATGGAAGGGCTTTCCCCCTTGCCTACCCCTAAAAAGGTGGGCGGGGGAGGCCCTCTCAGGGGGGGAGGATGTTTAGTTGTTGAGGGCTGCGCCCTGTTGAGTTGTTGAGTCGTTGGACTGCCTGTCAAGCCAACGAACAACAGATAAACACCTCAACAGGCCGAAGGCCTCAACACCTCAACAACCCAACAATTCAACAACTGTAGCAATGAATCGATGGATAGCGCTGATGGCGCTGATATGGCTGACCGTCGGCTGTCACGTCTACCGTGTGCCGGCAGAGCGCGAGGTGACACGGCAGGAAGTCGTCGAAACGGTGCGCGACACGCTTGTGGTCATCGAGCCCGATTCGGCGCTGATCCGTGCCTACTTGGAATGCCAGTCGGGGCGCGTTGCCCTCAGAAGGCTCATCTCGGTGCCCGGCACGCGCATCGTGCCGCACGTGACGCTTACGGACGTCCTGACCGATACGGGCTACCGCGGCGCCTTGCTCAATGTGCAATGCCGCGAAGACAGCCTCCGCCGTGAGATCGCCCTGCGCGACCGTACCATCCGCGAGATGACCGACCGTGTCCGCACGGAGTACGTCACCGTGGAGCGTCCCTTTCGGTGGTATCACCGGGCGCTGATGGGCGGCGGATACGCCTTCCTGGCTCTCGTGCTCGGCATGGCCGCGTGGCTGGCTATCCGGTTTATTCGTTGAGGGCTGCGCCCGGTTTGTTTAGTTGTTGAGGGCTTTGCCCTGTTTATTCGTTGAGTCGAATAAGCAACTCTGGCAAACCAACAACCCAACAAACCAACACCTCAACAGGCCGAAGGCCTCAACACCTCAACAACCCAACATCTCAACAAACCAACAAGGCCAAAGGCCTCAACAATTCAACAATTACAAGACATGCCAACAGGATATATACATGGCAGCAACCTGCTCATCTTCGTCGGAGGGAAAGCCATCGGGCACTGTTCGACGTGCGAGATCACGCACAACACAGAATCGAAAGAACGGGCCGTCAAGCCGCCCGCCAAGCAAGCCGGTGGTAACACGGGCAAGTGGACGGAGAAATCAGTGACAAAGCTCAGCGAGTCGCTCAGCGCCGAAGGCTTCTGCTTCTACGATGAGACAGAATGCGGCTACAACGAGCTGCTGGCCCTCTGGCAGAAGGCCGAGCCGGTGGAGGTAAAGTACAACCACCGCGGAGAGGACAGCACGCGCTATCGTGGCGGCAAGTACGTCATCACAAACCTCTCGCAGACACGTCCGGCCGACGACGACGCCTCCTACAAGGTATCCCTCGAATCGACGGGCGAGATCAAGAATTACCCCGCCTAAGCGCGGATGTTCAAACAGCGATTAAACAGCAATTAAACGACATATGAATACCATTCGAATAGCGGGCAAAGACTACCCGTGCATGATGACGATGGGCGCCATGCTGCGCTTCAAGCAGCAAATGGGGTATGAGGTGACAGCCATGAAGGGAGAGTCGTTCACAGACACCCTCACGCTGCTCTGGTGCTGCGTGGCCTCGGCCTGCGCGCGAGAGAAGATACCCTTCGACCTGTCGCCTATGGAGATGGCCGACGCCATCACGCCGGAGGACTTCGGGGCATGGCAGGACGCCAACTTCGAGGCCGTGCAGGCAAACGCCTCCCCAGCGACCGACACGAAAAAAAAGGCCTGACCATTGAGGAGCTCCTGGGGCTGGCGATGGGCCGCGTGGGGATGAGCCGCGAGGACTTCCTTCAGCTTACCCCGGAGGAGTTCGAGGCGGTCTTGGCGCAGTATGCCCGGCTACGAGAGGAGCAGATACATACCGGCTGGGAGCAGGCGCGGATGATCGCCTTTGCAGCCGTAGCGCCGCACACCTCGCGCCTTCGCGGGCCAGAGGATCTGGTGCGCTTCCCGTGGGAGGAAGAGACGGAGGAACGCCCCAAGGCGCCGAAGATGACGATCGAAGAGCGGCGGAAGCTGATAGACCAGCTGACCGCAGCGTGGGGACAGGGTATGGATGATTAAGCAGAGGTATGGCAGACAACACAGTAGAATATAAGATCAAGCTCAAGGGCGAAGGGGCGGACTCGGTCGATAAGCTCAAGCACTTGGTGGAAGGGCTGGGCGGATCCATCGAACAAGCCAAGAACAGCTCTGAGGGGCTAAAGACGAGCCTGCTCAACTTCAACCAAGCTGTTGGGGCGATTCAAAACGTAGCCGCGGCCTTCAGTCAGGTCTCGAGCGCCGTCAGCGGTATGACGCAGTTCTATGCCGCACAGGTGGAGGCAGAGACGAAGCTGCAAACCGTGATGCGCAATACGATGGACGCTACCGACGACGAGGTGCAGTCCATCAAAGACCTCTGCTCGGCCCAGCAGGAGCTGGGTGTCGTAGGCGCCGATGTGCAGGTGGCCGGCGCACAGGAGCTGGCTACTTACGCCTCGAAGAAGTCGTCGCTGGCAACGCTCATCCCTGTGATGAACGACATGATCGCCCAGCAGTACGGCTTCAATGCCACGCAGGAGGCGGCCGTGAACATCGCCACGATGATGGGTAAGGTGTTCGCCGGGCAGACCTCCGCGCTGAGTCGCTACGGCTACACCTTCAGCGAGGCGCAAGAGCAGATCCTGAAGTTCGGCACCGAGGAGGAGAAGGCGGCTACGCTGGCCGAGGGCGTCTGCGGACG